TCGGCAGATAACGTATCTTGAGGGAGAATAACTTCTCCGTTCAAATTAGCGGATAGTGTTATATCCTCTTTGTTAAAGTACCAGCCTCTAGATTGAACACGTTTATTAATTCTTGTCAAAGCATTGTTCGCCTGAATAGCTGCCGGGTTAGTACTGTTTGCAGAACTCACCGGGGCTTCACCATTAACCGCCAACATAGCATTAAGAATATCTAATCTAGTTGTCATTTAAATCTCCACATATAAAAAGAGGAGACCACGAAGGTCTCCTCAGAATTATTAAGCACTGTATTTAAATACCGCACCACAAACATCAGGACGATTAACAGTAACCGCGAACGCCATGTAGCTGTCGATGAAGTACTGTAGCTCAACATCAGAGTAGTGAATCTTTGATGTAAGAGGAATAGTCTCACCGGCAAGCAATGATTTAGGGTGGATAATGACAGCAACCGCATCAGCTTCGGTAGCAGATACGTTGTATGCGTTACCATTAGCAGCGTTAGACAACTTGTGATCTGCAATAGCAGCAGTTGGGATACGCGCTGTAGAAACGATACGTGAACCGTGCAATGTCATAACTTTACCATTTGCAAAGTCACCATTGTCGGTTGAGAAGTCTTTGTCAACTAATTTGTCGTTCTTGTAAAGAGTACGATACTCAGTAGGACGTACGAAGATAACACACTCTGCAGTGTCAATGTCTTCTTCTTGCATGTCCACAAGCAAACCAGCGATAGCATCTTCAAGCTTGTCTGGGTCTGCTTCATCATCTGCAGCAGCCAACTCAACATTCTTACCTGCGCCGATAGAATCAACGTCAGTAGGAGCAGATGCTAACGCACCTTTAATACCTTGAATGATGAAAGCTTCATCGAAGAATTTACCAAGCTCTTTACCTTGGTCTTCAGCTAGTTCTGAACGAACGTCAAAATCACTCTGGAAATCATTGAGCAAGTCTTGGTTGTCACGAGCTAGGATGATCGTGTCAACTGTAACGCTTACTCGGCCATGAGTTGTTTGTGTAGCGTCTGGGCGAACACCTGCAGTAACTTTCGTTAGTGAGGTCTTACCGAGACGACGATTGATAAGTGTATCAGTGTTTTTAACCATACGCACTTTTGCGTAGGCTCGCATGATGGAACTCTTAGCGAACTGCTTTTCCACCATACCTGTAAACTGTTCAATCAGCTCATCACTAGGAAGAGACGAGAGATGTGAACTGTCTGTTGGTAATCCAGTCATTTATTTCTCCTTAAATACCTTTTTTAATACCTGCTTGTCTACGTTTCCATAGATTAGCACTCACCTTATCGTAAGTACCATCTCTATGGGCCTTTTCGATTTCGGTAACATAGTCTTGTCGAGACATAGGCTCAACACCTTTTAAACTGGCAGCTTTGTCTCCGACTTCGAGATCAGCCTCGATAGTCGTATCTGGGTCTTCAACGTATAAGTCGTATAGCTCACGGACCGCAGCTTTAATAGCGCGTGGCTTTCCTGAGTCGATCATATCGCGGAACTCTTGCAAGTCTTTTGCGAAATCTTTGTCAGTCTTGGCCTTCTCCGCAGCCCATTCGGTCATAGCGTTGAATTGCTCTTCAGTACCAGTTATCTCGAACGCTTTATCTTTAACTGCTTTCATAGCGTTGAAAGTCTTAGTGTAGTAAGCCTCAGCTAGTACCATCACTAAGTCAGCTTTCTCCTGACCTAATTTTTCAATTAAAGCATTTTTATTGATCTTCGAGAGATCATTAGAATCCACCGCTTCTTGGAAGATAGCGTTTGCCTCTTCCACTGGAATTTCAGCTTCTTCTAAAATTGAAACAGCCTGCTTTAGCGCAGGGTCTTCGTAAGAGTGGTATCCGGATTCCGTCTCTTCGACTTCTTCCTCTTGTTCATCTTCAGAATCACTATCTTGTTCTTCTTCCGATTCTCCCTCTTGCTGCTCTTCTTCTTCGGAGCCTGTCTCTTGCTCTTCTACCTCTCCCTCTTCACCGGTTTCAGTATTCTGAGTCTCTTGCTCGTTGACTTCTTCAGTTTGCACTTCTTCATCAACGGCTAAATTTTCTTCTGCCATTAGTCTTCCTTAGCTATTTCTTTACTCGCGTCTTGCATCATGGCATTACCTGTCTCATGATCCATCATAGCTTTCTGGGCATCCATTTGTGCTTCTTGCTCGGCTTGAACCTCTTCGGTAGTCTTTAGGAACTTCGTGTATTCTAAACCACGATTGTTTCCTACCCATGTAATGAGCTCCCCAACTTTCAGGTAAGCTTGTACCGGTTCAGGCAATGACGCTATTAACGATAAGTCCTGAGTGAACATGCGGTAATTGTCAATGTCACCCATTCGAGAAAGAGTGTCTAAGCCAGTAACAATAACCGGGTAAATAGTCGTGTCGCTTACGTTAATATCGTTTTTCGACAGAATGAGTCTACCTACCGGCTCTTGCCAGTCTTCAGTAAATCTAGAATAAATACCGCCGAACTGCATTTCGAGTTCTTGAGCATCTTTACGAATTTCTTCAGCAGTGACACGCTCTGCATCACGAGTTACTTCAGAGTTCAATAAGAACGCTTGTCCTATCTGACGCTGGTAGTCTTCAAGTACTACACGAACTTGTTGAAAATCTAAGTGCTTATCGGCTTTAACGGTAACTACGTCACCATCTCGTCCTACATGGTACGAACCATTTGGAGATTTATTCATCTCCGCCACATCTACAACTGATCCCGGGTTTACCAAGAACTTCAATGCAGCCGCACTAATAACTCCTTCAACAAGAGCTTGCGATAGAACTTCAATAGCCCCGAAAGCACCGCGATAGTCTTCGACCATTCCGCGACCATAGTCTTCACCTCGTACAAGATTCCAGCTTAGTGGCACCCAAGGTAAATCTTTCTTGGCGTATTCATTCTCGTTTATATCTAGCTCAACATCATCAGCAGCTTGACGTACTTTGTATTTTCCGTTTTCCGTTAACTTAATCTGAGTGTACAAAGTAACATCTGTGTTATCTTCGTACGGTTTAGATTTGTCGTACTCACGTAGAGCACCTTGAACTTCATCGGCAAAAGTCTCAAAGGCTTTCATGTCTCGGGTAATTATTTCAATAACTGTTCCCGATAAATCACGAACAATACAGTAGTCTCTTGTGTTGTAAACTTGTGTCTTTCCATCCGGGTAATACAATAACGCATTACCGGTAACGATTAAGTACTTAGCAGCCATTGTCGCAGCGGTTCTATGCCCCATACGATCCAATGCTCTGATTACTTTCTTCTCTCCTTGAACTAAAGCGGCATCCACTTGGTCCATAGGTACTTCAGCTTCTTCGAGCTCCTTAATCACATCATCGGATAATTCTAATCTCAAGGATGATCTGTATGATGGAAATAGAGTTTCTACGATTTTGTTACTTAGATGGTTAGAAGCACGAGCTCCGACACTATCTAGATCGGTGTCTAGTTCATCCTTACTTTGCTCCTCTCTAGGATACAAGTACGGGAGAGTCCAACGAGCGTATTTTTCATTACGGTCATGTAGACTGTCTTTTCTACCTTCTAGAGTGTCCCATCTTTTTCTAAGAGAGTCGTCGTGTTGCATGGCTAGATACTCAAGCCTCCTCTACCCAAACCACCGAGGACATCTCCACCGCTTTGTGAACTGCCTGATCCAGACTTACGTCCAGATACTCGGTTATCCTTAACGGCATCAGCACCAACTACTACCTTGGCACCTGTGTCTTCTCTACGATTAGGGGCAGGAACGGCAGGAACTTCTGGTGTCGGTATATCCGGCTGTTCAGGTCTCCCGAACAGCACGTCAGTCACCTTTCCTAGTGTCTTTCCCATTATATTCTCCTATTTATTTAGTATGTCTTTGAATCTATTCCATATATTATCTTTGGGAGGATTAGATTCTTTTACTACAGCTTGTTTAATAAAGTATAATACTTCTTGCTGTGCAGCACTTCTTTGTATCTCTATCATACTAGTATCTTTCTTAATATCTAGTGGGTCTAGAGGTGGGAAGGCTGATACCAACCGTTCATAGAATTTCTGTGATACGGGAGGTAATTTTATATGATCTATTTTCATAGTATATCCTATTATATCCTATACGAGTACAATACAGAAAAATCCGGGCGCAAAGGCCCGGTTTTGTTGAATTTAGGGTATGAGACAAAACTACGAGAAAAAGTACTCAGACTCAAGTATTTTTTCAAGCTCTAAAGTACCGGTATCTGGTATAGGAGGAACCACATCTTCGGTAATTGCTAGTGCTGTAGTTATGTATAGATCATACAATGGATCGTGTTCTTTATACATAGACACGAACTCTGATTTTATTATATTTCTGAATTGTTCAATATCTGCTGCATGTGTGCCAAAATCATCATGGATCATGGAGAAATTATTTATTCCATTATTTTGGGCACTTAGTATGGTCAACATCATGTGCGCTGAGTCCAGACTATGTACAAAATTAGGGGCTATGCCCTGCATCTGCTTTTCTTTAGATATTGTATTCGTATTCTTGGTTAATCTCAGGCGGGTATCCCCGAACAGGGCTGTCCGTATCTGACTAGAAGAGGTCTTCTTAATAGCCTGATATACTGGAAAACCTGCTGGATTTATCCACCATACCGGTAAGTTACGATCTGCGGTAATACTGGCTAAGTTCTGCAGCCAGCCCATAGCTTCCCGTGCTGACACAACTATGTCACTGATACTGTCCCATAGTATGTCATTTAGGTAGCTGGCTGCTGCGTTATTGTCCTCGAAAAAGTCTCTATCTATCTCTATTAT